CCAGCGCGCGCCGAATGCCCTATTGAGCGATGTATCCTCGGCGCCCAGATAGACAATCGGCCAGTGTTCCAGGCGCGACGTACCATCCCAGCAGACACTGTTGAGATAGTCGCGTACCGGGTGGATGGGCATCTCTCTCGCGACTGCATTGATGCCATGGCTGACCGTGATTGGGTTGACGTTAATTTCCCGGTGCTGCAGCCATTCAGCGCAGCGCACATCGTCAACTTCGCTCCACGCCCGTGGGAGGCATGAAGCCTGCTCCCAAGGAAGCGCGCGCATAACCAAAATCTCCTGACGGAATTCATCGAACATCAGCGTGCCGGCGAAGACCTCGTCGTTCGACAGCGCGGTGATGACGTTGGCTTCGTTGCGCTCGGGCGTGCCGGCAAGATCGAGACGGAGCTGGGCGGCCCATCGTGGTCGAACTGGCTGCCGGTGGATGTCCCCTGTCGCATTCAGCCGGCGACGCAATTCGCCGACCTGCTTTTCGAGGGTGGAAACCGCGACACCGGTGGCGATTTTGATCGCCGCCAGCACCTGACGCTCGGGCAACGGTTCCAGCCGCGCCGTGACCAGCTGACCAAGCAAGGCGCCCAGCACCGCGATATCGGGCGGCCTGGTCAGGCCGCGCGCGGCGGTTTCGAATTCGGCGACGGTGACGGGCGCTGCGGAAGCAGGAAACGGTGCCGGCCGCGACATGTTATGCTCATAACTGGCCACGGTTACGCCGTGACGCAGATCGTCGTTGAAATCGTCGCCATGAAGCGGGTGGACGATACGGTTCGGGATGCCGGCGATGTTCAGCCGCTCCGCCAGGGCGGCGGCGGCCTGGATGCCCGTGTCACCGGCGTCGGCGAAGACGGCGATCTGCTTAATGTTGGCTGGCCATTCCCAACGCCGCAGCCCGTCGGCGGACAATGCAGCCCAGGTCGAAACACCGAAGATCTCCAGCGCCGACAACGCGGTCTCGATGCCCTCGGCGATACCGAGGTGTCCGTCCTCCGGTATGGGCGAGAGCCGCAGCGACCCGCCGGCGATCGGGCCGAGCATCTTCTTGCCGACCGGAGCCCTCCCCGAACCGCCGTCGAGCAGGAACGTGCGATGGATGCCGCCAGTTGGCTCGCCCGCGCCATCGCGCACGCGCGCCACTATGCCGGGCCAGCCGCGGCGCGTGTCGAAGTCGGCCAGATCTGGATTGAACAGAAGGTCGGGCGAAGCGGGATCGTGGAGGCCGCGGGCTTGCAGATAGAGCGCGGCCACAGTGCCGGCGAGCGGCACACAGCCAGCCAGGATGCGGGCGATCTCGTGACTGTGATCGGTTGCGGCCGCGGCTAATCGCGCTGGCGCCGGCCGCTCCAGCCGGGCATGGCGCGCGGCCTCCTCGAACAGCGCCGGGGGCGTGAGCCCCGTGCCGTAGTGAATCAGATCGATCGGACCTGCGCTCTCGCCGGTTGCGTGATCATATCCCCAACCAGCACGCGGGCCACGCAGGTGAATGACGCAGGAGCCCGCGTTGCGCGGTGCGCGTCCCGATAGATCGGCACAGTGCAACGTTCTGTGGTCGGGCGATATCCGCGCCTGCGGAAACAATTGCGGCAGCCATTCGGCTGCCGTAGCGCAGAGCCGCCCGCGGATGTCGTCGAGATCATGCCGGACCGGCGGCTGCCAGACCTCGTTGAGATCGATGCAGGAGCTTTCCTCCATAACGTCGCCGATCAGTTTTCATGGGCTTGCGCGCAAAAATATCGAAGATCGATCGGAGCTCCATTCAAATCGATTGTGAGAGAGCGCATTTCATTGGCCTTCCAGCAGCGATCCTGCCAGGCGCAAGGCGGGTGCCACTCGCCGGCGCTTCGCCCACCGCGGCAGATAGCGGAGGTCCTGTCGGCGACCGCGCGCGGCAGCAGCTCTTCGGCCGCGCTTGCGCGAACGACCTGCACGGCGCGGTCGCTCGCGCGTTGTGCGAGCGCAGCGTCGAAGGTCACAAGCTCGCAGTGGAGCTCCAGCGTGTCGCGGTTGAGCGCCGTGAACAGCGCAGGATGAGGCAGGCCGAGATAGGCCTGATAGAGCGCGATCTGCGCCGCATAGACCGGCCTTGCCAGAACGACGCCGCGCTTGACCACCTCCTTCCACGAGGCTGCGCCGAGCGCCTTGTTCTCCCACAGTGCCGGGAATTCCATGGCGACCGGACCGCTGACCAGGCAGCCGTCGATGTGACCACGAAAGCGCCCGTTCAGAGCCGAGAAACCGAACTGCTGGCCGTCGAGGCGGGCGGTGCGCAGGTCAAACTTCGCAGCGCGCAGCCATGCGGCGACAATGTCCTCGGCACGGTGCCCGGCCTCAAAGATGCGTAGCGTGTTCGGCTCGAAGTCTCGGCCTTCGTCCTTGGGAACGCCAAGATAGTCATACTGAATCTGCCGCGCGCACTCGCGTCCCACTCCGGACGTGCCGACATAGCGTCGCGGTGGCTCAGCGCGGTTGCGCTTCACAAGCGCGGCGTCGATCGTAGCATTGACGGCAATGGCGACACCCGGCGGTCGGTCCGGTCGTGCGTACTGGAAGCCTGATCCGTGGTTGAGGTCGATCATCAACGCACCTAAAACGGCACATCGTCATTGAGCGTCTGACGCTGCATGGAGTCCTGGAAACCGTCGATGCAGGCCTCGATGATGCGATCGATCTCCGCCGCACTGCGATCATGAAAGGAGGCCATCAACCCGAGCTCAGTCAACACCTCCGCGAGGAATTGGCGTGCCTCCTTGATCGCGCGCTTTTCCATCTCGGTCTTGTCGATCATGCCCTTGTTTCTCCGGGCGATAGCGCTGCCGGTGTCGAGACAACGCATTGTGCAGAATGCAAAGGTCGGGTAGCGGTCGGGGCGAAGCTGATGCGTATAGTGGAAGCCTCGCGCTTCCCGGCCGCAGATCGCGCAAGCCCTCACCCCAGGAGCAGCGTCGAGAGCTTCCGCGACCCGGGCTCTTCCGGATGTCGCGCGATCCGCTGCGATGCCTTCACGATGGAGATGCTGATCGCGTTCTGCGCCATTGCCTCGAGGTCGGGCAGAGTCAGGCAGCGGATGGGCTGGTGCAGGCCTCCTCTTCCTTCGAGCCATTCGCCGATCGCCTTCGCAGCCTCACGGGTGACATGCGCCTGCCACTCATCGTCGGTCACGAGGAGACGTCCCTAGCTGTTGAGCCAGGCTGGCCCGGGCGCGGCAGCACCCGGCGGTTTGGGAGTGCCCTGATTGGGCGTCCCCTGGTTGGCCCACGGCACGTCGCCGGAAGCCGGGGCCGGCGCAGGTGGGGCTCCCCAGGCCGGTGCCGGCGCCGCAGGCGTCTCTTTACGTGGCTTGGCGTTGACGGGATCGGGCTGCATGGTTTCGCCGCACATGACTGCCGCATATTGTGGCTCGCCCGGCAGCACGATATTGGCAAGCTTGTTCTGGTCCCGGTATTGCGGGGTCGACGCTGGCTCGATCATGATGCGCGCCGCAAACGCGATGCCATCGAGCTGCTTCAAACCCTGGATGACGCGCTTGCCTTTTGCTGCGGCGCTCTCGTCCTTCGGGTCGAGCCCAAGCGCACTATCGATCATGGCGCGGAACGCGCTCTTCGAAATGTTCCAGCCCTTCGACTGTCCCTTCTCATCGAGCTTGCCGCCCGCCACCGTAAAATTTTGCCAGAATTTACGCCGCGCATAGGGACCGGACACGATGGTGAACTCGCAATCGAGCATCCTGGCGTCGCTCGTCTGCGACGCCTTGAGCAATCCGGCGTCAGCCGGCGTCGAGCCGTTGATCCCACCCGGACGGATGGTCATCTTCACCTTGGCGAAGGTGCCGTCCGGAATGAGCTCGCCGAGCGGCGCCATCTGTGGCTGGGCATCGTTGAGATCGTACATCGAGGTCTCCTTTGATCGTTTGATCGAGTTTCGGATCAGGCGGCGCGCACCTGCGGCGTATTGATCTTGGCGATCAGCGCGCCGAGATCCGGCAGCTCGGTCAGGTCGAGCCGGCCGCTGCGATCTTTCGCAGGCAGCGCGTATGGATTGCCGGCGCGACACACGAGGCGCCGTTCGCTCGCCTTCTTATCAAGCACGTAGCTGCCTTCGGCATCGCGCGAGAATAGATGCAGCGAGATCACCTGGTCGACGATGCCGGGTAGTTCGCGCCCGGCTTTTGAGCCTTCTATCTGCGGCTGCCAGATCGTGACATTAAATTCGTCGGTGATCTTTTCGAGCACGCCGACGAAGATCACTGTCTTGCCGGGTGCGTGTTGGAGATGCTTGAGCGCTTGAATGACCTCGCGACCAAGCAGGCCATAGGCGCCGCGCACATCCGGTTTGCCGGTGCGCTCCGAGAATGCTTCCGGCTGCTGCTTGGCGTAGACCATTGCCTGCCGGGTGAGATCGGTGATGCTGTCGACGAAGATAATCGACTTCGAAGCCAGGAACTCCTCTACCCCGCTGCCGGCGTAGACCGAGCGCGCATGCTGATGATGCTGTGCGCTGTACCAGGCGTTCGGGTCGGCTGCCGGATCAGGCCCGCCGATCAGCACCGCAAGATCGCGAAAATCAACAAAGCTGCGGATTGGAATGCTGGCACCAGGCCAATCCTGAACAGATTTCATACCGGCTTCGAGGTCGAGGCAGACCGTGTGGTCGGCAGGCAATGTCCTGAGCAGCGAAGTCTTGCCGACGCCGCTTGGCCCAAAGATCGCCAGCGAGGTTTTGTTGCTGGCTGCCGACAGACGCTGATCGGCGGTAACGATGCTGACCGGCATCAGCTCCTCCCCGGTATATCTTGATGTGCAATGGAAACGGCGGGGCGTTGACCGGGCGCCGAAGGATTGCCTGCCCGCTCTTGCGAAACGGGCCGCCCCGCCGCTGTTCGTGTCCCTGGTCGTGCGCGCATCAGGCTGCCTCGGCTTCGTTCGCAGTCTCGATCCGATAGGTCGGCCGACCGGTCTCGACGATGCGCGCGGGAATAAACAGCTCGCGAACCGGGCGTGGCCAATTCGTAAAGGCTGCTTCCGAGACCTCGAGCTTCACTTTCAGGTAGTCGGACGGGTCGTCGCCCCAGCCGGAGCGAATGATTTCAGCCGCGTGTCGGAGCTTGTCCTGATCCCATTTGACGCGCTTGGGCAGATCGGCAATGACGATGAAGCCGTTATCCTGAAAGCGAATGACGCCGGTGTCCTTGCCTTCCTCGGCACGGCGCTGCCTGGCGCGTGCGCTGTATTTGAGATCGAGGGCGCTACGCACTTTATCCTCAATGCCGGTGAGGGTAGCTTTCTGTTCAGCAAGGTCGTCGAGGATACAGGCAAGTTCGGGGGTCGTGAGCGAAGCGATCCGTTGCGGATCGAGATCGCGGACGTGCTCGGCCATGATGGCAAGATCGGACATCGTGTTTCCTCTCAGGCAGCCAGTGCGATCGGAATCGGATACGCCGCGGATTCGATAATGCGATCCGCGGCAAGCCGTGGATGCAGCGCTGATCGGCTCTGCGCCGACCGGCCCGGCCGGACTTTCACCGCGAGATAGAGATAATCCTCCGTACCGAGCCGCTTCTGCACCGGGATGACCAGTCCCTGACCGGCAGCAACCATCACACGGGTGGCAACGGCATGCAGATTTGCCCGCGTCGGTCGATCGAGCACGCTGGCACTCGGCATGCGATCGAAGCCAAGATGGCCGCGGTAGTAAACCGCCCGATCTCCAGGTTCGGCATCAATCAGCCAATCGACGAACGTATTTTCGTCGAAAGGCACCGCAAACCGATCGATCGGCAACAGCGGCGTTGTGGGTGCAACCAATCGAGGGCGCATGGCAAGTCTCTCCGCTTCGGCTGACGCGAAAGCGTAGCCGTCATGACTGTTTGGCCGTATGGAACTTTGCTTCCTTAGAGCCGGGTGGCTTGCTGAGCGCCGCCTAAGCTTTCGTCCCTTCAGTAGCGGAAGACGCCCTTGTTTTTCCCAGGAGGTCCAGCTCCCCTCATTCCTCGTCGATTAACCGACGTTGGACGATACCAAGACAAATCAGCCGATAGCGGATCTCACGTAGCCGTCGATAAAACTCGCTGGTGGAGAGGCCA